CCGTCACACGCATTCTGGCGCGCGATCTCACCGTCAACCTTGATCATGACGACATCGTCAAGGGCATCTTCGTGCAGGCTGACTCGACCTATGCGCGCTACGACAACAACCAGACATGGCCGAATGCGCCAACCAACGACCCTTACTTCCGCACCTACACAGGAACCTACAGCCGCAACGGCGCTGGGCTTGCAAGCCGCAGCGGCCCACTCCCACATGAGGTTTTTAGCGCACCTAAGATTGTGAAGAAGGCAGACAGAGGCGCAGACATCGGATCACTCGCTCGCGCCACGATGGTGACGCGCGGCAAGCCAGTTCGCACAGTGTCATTCACGGTTGCCGGTGCAGACCTTTCGCAGACCTCTTCGCCAGACTGGTCCTATGGCTACAGCCAAGGCTACGCGCTGACCGCACCTGCAACCTACACACTCATCAAGGCGTGGCTACCAGGTCAGTATGTCAAGGTCAATGCGCCGACCCTCAACTGCTCAAACGAGATCCTCTACATTCCATCTGTGACAATGCGCTTCGCTGAAGGCGGCGGAACCTATCAAGTCCAGTATGAGATTCAGGCGGACTTCCGCCGTCAGTATCTGAAGGGGCTACGCGGCCTCATTCAAGGAGAGTAAGCGTGGGCAAGTACGGCACAAACCTAGAAGGATTCGGAGCCTTTGAGGGCGGCGTAAACGCAGACAAGGGCGCGCCTCTCGTCAGCACATCGAGCGACGGAGAGACTGCGCTGCTCTTCGGTCCAGCTGCGCTGCGCGAGATTCAGGCAGGCGTGGCGAACGGCGATTTCGCCATTCCGCCGGATGCCGCTGGCGACACGATCACCGAAGAGAACCCATTGCCGTACTGGACATTCACGGATGTGAACAGTGCTGGCGCTATCACTGCAGCCATCGTCGCAGACTCAACAGCACCATCTGGCTTTGCTCTTCAGTGGTCAGTGCTTGCAGGAACGACCACAGGAAAGTCCGCAACGATTAGTCGCAATGTGACTGTGGTTCCTGGAACAGGCACAGCGGCTACGCCAAGTTACTACTCGGTCGCGCATCAAGCGAACTACAGTTACACAGGTGTAGGGGCTGCCGACTTGGCAGTCAACCTAAAGATCAAGTATGAGTACTACGACTCCGCTGATACCGATCTGACGACAACTGCGCCAGAATCCGCAGCAAGAACCTTTACTGGCTCTGGTACAAGTGGTGGCGATCAGACCTTTGGATATACAGCGGACACCCTTACGCCAGTAAGCGCCGCCTACGCCAAGATCACAATCACTTGCGCTACTACTGGAACTGTAGGTGGGTCAGTCGGAACATTCCGCCAACAGAACATTCACAATGTTCGATTGCAGCGACAGCCGTTTGGCATCACGGTACCTGGCCTTACGGCAGGAGGAGCCGATGGCGTTGTATCTATTCAGAACGACAACGGCACGCTTACTGTCAATGGAGACATTGCGGCAACACAGGGCCGTATCTACCTTGAAGCCCCAACACTAGCGTCACCGCGAAGCATTGCCCTTGTTGGAACAAACCTTCGTTTGATTTCTGCTTCTTCGGCGCACTCAGCAGATTTGTCATCATCAACATCAAACACGCGTTCTGGCGTGCTGATCACCAAAACAACAGCAGGTCAGCCAACGACCAACATCAACGGCACCGCTACCACGGATGCATTCGCCGATGGACTCCGCAACGGCGGCATTGCCTTAGACACCGTCAATCAGCGCGCCTACTTCTACGACTCTGGCTGGAAGTACGCCAACCTCACCACGCCATCCGACTCACGGCTCAAGGAGCAGATCACCGAGATCAGCGGCGCTCTCGACACGCTCCGCCAACTCATGCCGGTGGCATTCAAGTGGAAGGCACCAGAGGCACACGGCCGCAGCGACGCCGTCGCAGACGATGGCAAGCGCCTGGGCTTCATCGCGGATCAGGTCGCCACGACTGATCTGGCGCACTGGGTTGAGACACTCGGCGTAGATGACCGAGAGGCGCATCTCGTTGATACGACTGAGGTACTCGCAGTCAACATCCCTCAGAACGAGATGGAGGCGCTCGTCGTTCAGGCACTGCTCGACATTGACGCGCGCCTCAAGGCGCTGGAGGAACGATGACCCCACGCCAGATTGATCAACTGATCGAGCGACTGGATTCTCACTCGGCGAAGCTGGATGAGGTGCGCTCGGATGTGGACAAACTCAAAGGAGGACTAGTAGTCATTGGTGCGCTGCTGTTCAGCGTACTCGTGCCGCTTGTTGCATCACTGATCTCTAAGTGAAGCGACTCGCGTTCCCACTCTTGGGGATCATCTTCAGCACGCTCATCTTCCTGCCCATCGTGCGCGCTGAGGATCTGCCGCAACAGGGCGTGACGATGACTGTCTACGACGGCGTGATGCTCGGTCTTGGTCCGTGGCAAGAGCCACCGGCACAGCCAGTCTGCTACTCAGGCGTGGTGACCATGATCGACTTTGACTGGGGCGGCGCACCTGCCGCTGAGGGCTGTCCTCACGACTTCTTCATGGTTCACTTCACAGGCTGGCTCACCGTCCCAGAGAGCGGCCAGTGGGAGTTTCTCAACTGGTCAGACGATGGCTTCTACATGACGCTTGACGGCGTGCTGATGATTGATGACTGGAACTTTCATGGCTGCGGCGGTCACTGGTCTGGACCGAATGAGGGCTATTCGCAGCTCGTCGCAGGGCAATCCTACGCACTCGACATCTGGATGTTTGAGTGGGGTGGCGGCGCGTGTGCGCGCCTCTGGTACGGCGCACCAACACTCGGCTACGGCGTAGTGCCTGCGGCGTGGCTGACTACGAGCGCTCTGCCAGCGCCCACTCCAACACCGTCACCAGAGCCAAGCCTAGAGCCATCTGTTGAGCCAACGCCAGAACCAAGTCCATCAGAAAGTCCATCGCCAGATCCTACGCCAACCCCTACAGAAAGTGAGTCGCCAAGTGTTGAACCATCGCCGATCCCATCGCCGACTGCCACACCCCAGCCGTCGCCCACGGCCGAGCCGTCGCCAGTTCCTACTCCGACAGTTGCCCCTACTCCTACTCCCACTCCTGTGGCTTCTCCTGAACCGTCAGTAGAGCCAAGCGTGGAGCCAACACCTGAACCGACACCGTCACCAGATAACATTGCAGAGCAAACGGTTGCGGCAGTTGGTGAGGCGGTTGCTGCTGTCGCTGAGACCGTCACGCAGGCGATTGAAGCGATTGCCAACCTAGGCAAGGATCTCTCACCTGCCGAGAAAGAGAAGGCTGCGCCGGTGGCGGTCGCAATCGTGATCAGCCAGGTGGCAAGTGCTGCTGTAGCTGCTGCATCAAGCGCTGCGGCTGCGGCGAGAAAGGTTGACAAGTGATCAAGCGCATCATCGTTGATCTCGTTGGTGGAGCCTGGACGATTCTAGGTTTGCTCTTTGCTGTGGTCGTTCTGCCAGAGGGCGACACGCAGTCCACGATGGCCGCACTCTTCGGCGGTCTCACATTGATCTGGCTACTGACTGGACCACTACGGTGGATGGAGGGTTGATGACACACACAGAGCACATCGAGCAGGTGCACCTACAGGGTTGGACGCGCGTTGATGTTGCGCCAATGGAGTGGGTTGCAGTCGTACCGAACGACAATCACACCGCGTTCGGTGGCACGCTCTGGCGCATTGAGAACGACGGTAAGGAGTACGCAGTCGGCGTGACTGCTGGTCACCCAGTCAGCGCTGCTCTTGACTACGACGCAGCCGGTCGCGCGCTCGCTGTGCTCATCAAGCAGGAGAACGCGTAATGCCGTTGTACCGCGTCAAGTCGCAGCTCTACGCCGACGCTGAAGCCCAGGTCAAGGGCGCAGCCAATCAGATCCTTGATGACTGCACCTGGTCATCCTGCGCGGCCGCAGTCTCATGGGCTTCTGGCTACACCGTGGACTACAGCGCTGCTCAGGGAGTCGCCGCATTCGAGAAGGCGACAGGGCGGAAGGATAAGCAGGGCGTGAACGATGCCGGTGGATCATTGCCAGAGGCGGTCAAGACCATTGCCGTGCTTGGTGGCAAGGCTCGCTACGCGAAGTCGTGGGAGGACGCAGTCGCCGCCGCCAAGGGTGGCGCGGCTCTTATGGTCTGGGTGCAGCAGCCAGTCGGCTACCCAGTCGATGTGCATATCAGCAAGTGGCACGATGTCTGGAAGAAGTGGTGGGCGAAGAAAGACCCTGCACACCTGAAGGCTGGCTACGGTCATATGACCAGCGCCGCGTGGTGCGAAGACCACGGCTGGCAGTGGGCCTGTCCGACGCGCGACGATAAGACTGCCGCCGAGCAATACGGCGTGCCGGTCACAGAGGAGCAGCTGCGACTCATCGCCAATAGCAAGGTCAAGGCTGGCAAGTTGAAGGCTGACTACAAGGCGCTCCTCATCGTCACGCACCCTGGCAAGGTCGCAGCGCCTGCTCCGGTTGCCGCGCCAGTCGTGGCTGCGCCTGTCGTGCCTGTCGCACCTACGCCAGCCCCTGCTCCTAAAATCGTCGTAGAGGCACCTAGGAGCCACGCAGAGCCACGAAAAATGGCAGAGGGTACTAAGACACCTGACGCTGTACAGGCGCAGTTGGATCAGATCGGTAAGGCTGACTGGGGCGCTCTCGCCGCAGACGGTCTCGCCGTCATCAATGCAGCAGCCGCTGCGACTAGCAAGGAGAAGGGTATGAACCGCATCTGGGCAGGTATCAAGTATGTCGCCGCCAACACGCAGATCGATGAGATCGCGCTCGACTTTGTCCGCACCTTCCTCACGGTCAGCATCTCGGTGGCGCTCGGTCTAGGCATCCCACTCTTGGACATCCAAGGTGGCGACTTCCGCACTATCGTCTCCGCCGGTCTCGCCTCAGGTCTGGGCATCGTGGTCAAGGCGCTTGACCGTGATAACGGCGCATACGGCCTCAAGAAGAACTAAGCCTTGCCAGTCCGAGTCAAGCGCCCCTACGGCACTTGCTCGGTCTGTGAGCTACAGAGCAGGGTCTGGGAGGTCGAGTCTGAGCAGGTGCTCCTGTGTGGCATCTGACTACGGCTCCTTATCGCCTTCGCTCTAGAGGACTTGTCGCAGCCGTCCTAGGCGGCTTCCCCTGGGTGATCCCTCCTCACCCAGGGGCTATCCACCCTGCATAAAAGATACTCACGCAACACGGTTGACAGCCGCGAACCGTTGACCCTATACTGACCTTGTCAGGAGGAAACCAGCCAGACGGTTGGACTGACACAGGAGGTCAAGATGACACAGGAACTCGGAAAGTTCGTAGCGATGCGAAGCGTAGAGGTCGAGCACGGCACCTACCTTCCACGCGGCATCGTTGTCCGCATCACCAAGGCTGGCCGCACGACTGTTGCCGATACCGGCAGCGTGCAGGTTCGCATCACTGGCGAGCAGTTCCGCCGCGACTTCATCCAGTACGCACTGGCTGAGACTGTGGCTGCTGAGTCACAGGCGGTGCGCTAATGCGCGCAGCAATCATTGACGGTATTGGGTACGCGATCTTCATCGCGTGCATCTACATCGTGTTGGTAGTAGGAGGGTCACTGTGAAAGTCAATCGTAAGAGCACGCCCAAGATGGTCGTGCGGCCGTACTTCACATCGGAATATCAGCGCCTAGAGCGCCGAGAGCGAACGCGAGAGCGTGCCAAGTTCACCGTCGCATTGATGGTGGCATGGGTTATCGCGGTGATCCTGTTCGAGCTGGTGATCCGATGAAAAAGTGGAAATGCGTCATCTGCGCGCGGCAGATGGTCACCGAGATCAAGCCTTCGCTCATTGAGCGCCTCTGCGCTGACTGCAATGTCAGTCACTGGAAGAAGGTCGTAGACATCTACAGCATTGGCGACAAGGAGCGCCTAGCAGAAGCGAAGAGCAAACTGCGCGCCGCAGAGAAGGCGCTGAACAAGACACGACAGGAGGTCACACAGTGAGCAAGCGCTACGAGTTTGTATCTGCGCCACAGCGCAGCCCAGAATGGTTTGAGATGCGGAAGGGCGGCATCACCGCCACCGGCATTACCGCCATCAACGGCACTTCGCCGTACAAGACGGCGTACCGACTCTGGGCAGAGTTGACTGGTCAGGTCGGTGAGCAGGCA